CGTTCGTCGGCCGCATCGGGGTCCAGGTGAATGGGTTTGTTGAGCTCGATGCCGATGATTCCCTGCATGGTGCGCTTGGTGCTCTCCTCCAGGGCGATGTACCCAACACGGAGTCCAGCCCGCAGGAAGTGATGGGCCCACTCCCGGCACACGCTGGACTTGCCGACACCTGAGCCAGCGCACAGGGTCACCATCTCGCCACGTCTGAAGCCACGGGTCATGGCATCCAACTGTGGCCAGGGGTAAGGGCAAGCCGATAAAGCGCCAGGCTTGATCAGCTCGTCCCAAAGGTCGTTCGCATTAACGATCCCATCGGGCCTGGTTGGCGTTGCCTTCCAGAGCAGTTCGCGGAGGACGTCGCCTTCGCCTGCCACCAGCATCTCGTTTGCGTCCTTGCGTGGCAACTGGCACACGGCCACCTTGCCCAAAGGCAAGATCGCAACACACTCCTCGGCTGCTTTGACACCGGGCTCATCGGAGTCAAAGCACAGCACGATCCGTGCGAACTGACCCAGCCATGTGGCATTGGCGGCTACGTACTTCTTCGCGGATTGGGCCCCATTAGGGAGCGACACCACGGGGTACTTGTTGCCTTGGACCTGAGAGACGGACATGGCGTCGATCTCCCCCTCTGTCACGGTGACAAAGAGGTTGGTCTCCTTGCCAAAGTTCTGACGCCAAAGGTGCTGGCCCCACAGCTGCAAACCAGAGGTGTCTCCAAGCCAGCTGAAGCGCTTGTCTGCACCGCGCAGGTGCTGAGCCACCACCTTGCCGGATTGGTTGCGGTACGGCGCCACCTGGACGGGTCGCCCGTTGTGGGTGGAAGACCCGTAGCCGAACAGAGCACAGGTCTCCTCCGTTATGGCGCGCTTGGGCAACGCCCGGGCCTCGATGAACTCAAGGATCGGGGTGACTGGTGGTGGCAGTGGCTCCATGCGGGGTTCGGCCTTGTCTTTTTTTGGTTGTTCCTGGTGCCCGCATCCGAAGCAGGTCGCGTGACCGTCGTCGTAGCGGGCCAGGTTGTTCTTTGATTTGCACTTGGGACAGGCCTCATGTTTCAGGAATCTGGATGACATCGGTCACAAGCCAGGCCTGGGGTCGGTGTCACCCACGTCTGGTATTGGAGGCAGCATGTCCCATTTGTGCTCCCAATAGGTTCCACAGTCGCCAGATTCGATGACCCACAGGCTTCCGTCGTCACACAGCGCGACTATGTTTTCAAAAAAACTTTGATCCCTTTCTTCATGTTTTCCATAAGAATGAATCTGGCGGCTTGCATGTGATGCAATCTGAATAATTTTGCGAGTCATTGTTGGGTCCATGCAGTTGGAATGTTTCCTTCGCACCAGAGGAACCCGTGCCTCTCGGCCCACTGCCAGTACGTGATGGACCGAGGGGCCCGACTCAACTTGACGTCTGCCTTCATGAAGCAGAGCCTGATGTCCAGCTCTGGATGCTGTGCCTTGACGGCCACCATCTTGCGCCTGTCATCTGAATCAAACAGTCCCTTGGTCTCCACGATGACACCGTTGGGCAACACAAAGTCCGGGGTGTAAACCGCAGAGATGGTGTACGCCAGGGCTTGCACCTCGTACCCGAACTGCAAGCCACGGGCCTTAAGGCTGGCCGCTACTGATGCCTCGAACTTGGATCGGTACCGATTAGAAGTCGAACCCTTCGTCTGGTGCTGTTGTCCCTGTCGCGTCGAACGGGACATTGGACGACGCCTCGCCGGACGACCAGCCACCGGTTTCTTCTTGGAACCCAAAGCCTTCGGCTGATCCACCAATTTCCACCAGGTCGAGGATTTGCACAGCCTTTAAGCGCAGCGTGATGCCGGCACCAAGGGCAGCCTGATAAAAGGGGCACGCCTCAAACGACACCCGGCCAATGGTGCCGGACCACATGCCACGCAGGGCTTCACGATCCTTGACGGGTGCACCTGTTGCGTCGAACAGTGCGGGCGCTGCAGACCACGTACGACCGTCACGATCCACGCCCTTGGCTTTCATCTTTACGCTGACGGTAAAGCAAGGCTTGCCGTCAACGTCCTCGTACCCAAAGCTTGGGTCAACCGCCTTGAACTTTTGGCCAGGGGCCTGGGCTTTAAGGCTGGCCTTGTGTGCCTCAAACAAGGCGTCGAGCTGGTCAGCCATAGGACCCGCGTCTTCAGCTGGGATCACAGCTATCACCTTGTAGTGACCCTCTGGCGTGAACTTGGTCTCGGGTTCAACCAGCTTCGGGTATTTGAAAGTTGCTTTAGGTGTGGTCAGGCGAAGTTTGTCGATGTACTGGAAGTTGTTCATGTGACGAAATAGTCTGCGTTGTTTACAAGTTGAGGGTCGAACCCACCGAGCACGGGTCTCGGCGGGAGTTTGGCCTGTACATCCGGTGGTAGCTGGGCCACAAGCTCATCAGCGATGGGTGTGAACCAGTCTCGGGAGTACATGCCAGCAAAGGTACTGCGGATAATGGTCCGCAGTGTGGCCATCTCTGCTGGCGTCGTAGCAAAACAGTCATGGATTCCACCAAGGTTCCGCACACCAGCAGCGTGGGCCTCGATGGTGACCGCAGCCATGTGGCTGGCGTCAAGGGAATGAATGACATTAGGGCTAAGCCCGTTACCCATTCGCTTGGGGTTGAGCTTGGTCGGTTGATGGTTAGTCAACAGATCCATCGGCACAGACGACAGGTGGTACAGGCGCACCCGCACCCCGCTGTAGTCCCAGTACTCCTGAATCACTGGTAACCCAGAGGGTGATGTCCACCTAAGGGCTAAGCCCAGCTTGCCTGCTGCCAGGCCCACCCTCCTGAACCAAGACATCGCTGCCTTGGCTGGTGCAATCAGGTTCGACGTCTCCCGATACAGGATCGTCGCCGTGTAATGGTGACTAGACATGCACCCTTTCTTAAAGCACCAGCTATCTCGGCCGAACACCTCCTCCGCCCGTTCACTGGCCCATCCGTGGCAGAAGTTAACGACGGCCTGTCTCGTTGCCGAGTACGGAATCGTCATCACCACAGGCTTAGCCAATGTGCGGTCAGGACTCAGCTGTAACCACCGGGTCGCGTGCTCAATGCCGGCCGCGGCATCAGCTCGAACCAGTCCAAGCACCCGCTCAAGTACCACCGAATAGATGTCCCGAGGGGCTTCGCTTGGGGTCAGGTTCACAAGGGATGCCATCTCCTCAGACCTAAGGAGGGCTGAGTAATGCTGGATCCCCGAGCATGTGCAGTCGAGCACGATTGGGTGATGACACACCCAGCCGTAGCCGTGATGGCTGAACTGTTGGTACGTCCGGCAAAACGCAAGGAATTGCCATGGGTCCTTGGCCCCAGCCCAGAACTCTTGGTTGCACCAAGGCTCCCGGCCCACGGCCTCAATCTCTAACTGGTGCTCAAGCACCCAATCAATCCGCCCCCTCCACGTCAACTTGTTGTGGCCGTAGACATTGGCCCCATGGACACGGAGCCAATCCGCTTCGGCCTCAGTGTTGATCGGGGTGCCGTTGGCAAATAACAACAACGACCGACCGACGTCGTTTGCTTGGGGCTGCAAGAACGGGGGCCTGTAATAAAACCTGCCCCTGAAATCACATTGCACCGGGAAGTACAACACCGGCTCGTCGAGCAACCGACGTGCCACCCACAACTGCTTAGCTGTTGTGAATCTTTTGCCGGACTGCCGATCGTTGCGGTCATGAAGGCGCCTCGCTGTGATCCGCCAGGCGGTGACGTCGTCGTGGTCATCGGGTAGATGCTTGGGGTACGGCGGTATCGGATGGCCACTGCGAGGCAACAGGCCCCCAATAGATAGGCTCTTGTCCCAGGCGTGGTTGACCTGGTCCAACACCCAGCCATTGATGCGCCAGCCGACACCTTGCTGGAGGTTGGCGGCCACCATGAACGCATCGGACCCTGACGACCCAGCTGCGATGAGATCGTTGTTGTCTTTGAACAACGTGTTGCCCGGCAACCCTTCAGTCCAATAGCCACCAGTGAATGGATCAGTCCAGTCCTTGGGCGGGATGATTGTTGGCAACGCAAAGGGGCACAGCAATCGCTGTTGATCTTCTGCGTTACGGATCCAATCCAACGCCGCTTGCGTGGCACGCACACGCTTGATAGTGCGCATCGCCCCTCGCTCCTGGTAAACCTCGATCAATCCGGTGTGTTGTTCGACCAGGTGGACAAGGAACACACCGACGCTGAGCTTTTCCTGTGGTGTCCAGATCTCTGTGTTCTTCATGCGCATCGCATCCGCACGCTTCTGATTGAACCGACGACGCACCCGTTGGTGTGACTTCAGTTCGTAATCAGAGGCTCTGGCCAGCATGGTCTCAAGCCAAAGGCGTTCAGCCAACGCTTGAGCCAGTGCTCGGAACTTGGGGGCTTGGGTCAGCTGGTCAATGACCACACGCATTGCTACAGCTGCAACCTTGCGTGGGCTCAGCTGTAGCAATGGCCCCATGTGGGCGTAGCCACGACCAGCCCGGCCATTGCGCATCGCGTGACGATGACGACGCAGGTCACTGATGATCTGGTCCACACCCATAGCGGCAAGCGCGTCGCCATGGGTGGAGAGGGATTCCATGCCATGCTCACGGCGCTTATTCATCCGACTTGAGAATGCGTCGGCGCCGATCTGCAACATCTCGCGCTCAAGGGCAAGCTGGTCATCAAGACTTGCCACGTGTCCAGCCTTCCTTAAAGCTGACCCAAGCGACATCACGACGAGCTGGTGCTAAGTCACACGCCTTGGCCCATGCCTCAAACGCTTTAAGGACTGGGTCTGGACCTGCGATGCCTAGGTCTTCAGGCATGAACGTCCAGTACACGGTGTCCGGCATAAACGGACAACTCCAAGATGCAACGTACCAGCCGTGGCCCTTGGCGTACCAAAGGATCTGCCCTTTGGCGTTGCCACTATCCCTGGTCGGTGGGTTGGTTGTGGGA